AAATAATCTTCAGGCGGTGATTGTTCTTCTTCAATGTTTTTTGTCTTAATAGTCCGGCTTTCCATTGTATCGTCGGTTTCTTCTTCCGTCCAATCCTCTGTTATTTCATATTTTCGCCAGTAAAACTCTCTCATTATAGATCACCAACCGGCTCGCCTGTTTCCTTATCATAGGCCATAGGGTCAAGCGCCACAAATTCAGCCGTTACCCGCCAATAATCTCCAATCTGACCGATAGGGTTAAAAGAATTATTACTGCCTGTTCTCACATTTCTAAATAAATAATTTTTTAGTTCTAAATTAGAGATAGCGTTTTTAAAAGGCAAAATCAAAAGTTCCTGATAATCTTCTTCACTTTTCGCTAACAATGTGCAGGTTATTCTTGTGGATTCTTGACCTTTATTGATCTGATAAGATTTGTCTGTATAAGGAATATGTCGCGTTTCTTTATTGCCTGTATAGTCTATGTTTAAGCTGCCAATTTCGATTTTGTATTCTTCGTTATTCCATATCATCTAAAAGCACCACCAATTCCGCGGGCCTTTAATTTTCTTAACAAATCATTGTTAGCATATTCTGCTGTTGCCTTATCGACAACATTATAATCAATATCCATATTAATATCAGAAGCTACTGACTTATCCGCTGATAAAGGCGTAACTGTCGCCCCTGAAGGTAGATCAACAAGTTCAGGACCTTCCTCGCCAACGATTGCGCTGCCGCCTATATCTATCCGGCCACCTTCAGCTAATTCAGGAACATTTGCAATATCAAAACCCCAGGTAGCGCCGCCAAAACCTGGTACCCAATCAGGAACATCAATACTTATTTTGTTTAAAGCATTTATCATCTTGTTAATACCGCCGATTATCCAATTAATAACCTGTTTTATACCTTGCCACATACTCTCAAATATTCCTATTGTATTATCATACATCCAGCTAAAAGCTTCTACTGTTTTCTCTACCCACCAGCCAATAGCTGTGGTTACTGCTTCAGCAACCCATTTAACTATATCGACTATCGTTTCCCAATTTCTAAAAACAAGAATAATACCAGCTACTGCCCCTGCCAATATAGCAATCGGACCTAAAGCTATCCCTGAAATAACGCCGCCAGCGGTTGTCATAACCGGTGCTATTGTAGAAAACGCTGCTATCATCTTGCTGACTATCAATAATACAGGGCCGGCTGCCATTAATAAACCGCCTAAAGCTAAAGCTATATTCTGAACAGGGCCGGGTAAAGCACTAAAAGCTTCTAATAAACCGGCTAAACCCTCGACAAAAGTTAAAACAGCCGGAATAATAGAATCCTGGATAATAGGAATAAAAACATCCATCAAAATAGGAATAACTTTTGTGCCAATTTCTCTAACCATAGCGCTAAACTGTTCCTGTAATTGATGTAATTTATCGTTAAATTTCTCTGAAGCAACGGCGCTTTCTTCGTCCATAACAATACCTAAATCGCGGGCTTCCTGCATTAATTCTTCCACGCTGGCTTCTGAATCTCTTAAAGCCGGCATAAGATCGCGCGATAATCGCGTGCCAAACAATTCAGACGCTACCGCCGCTTGTCGCTGCTCGTTATCCATTCCTCTTAATGATTCAATAGCTGTTGTCATAGCTTCTTCTGTGGATATTGTGCCATCTCTTACTCTATCCATTGGAACATTTAGTTTTTCCAGGGCTTCAGCGTATTTTTCGTTGCCTTCTGCTGCTCTACCAATACGCTGGTTTAAACGGCCTAAAGCTTTTTCTGCACCATCAAAACCTAATTGTTTAAGGGCATAGTCCATTTCCTGAAAACCTTCTACTGACATACCGGTTTTTTCAGCCATCATTAAGACTTCTTCGCCATAATTGGCTGTCTTTTTTGCCATTCCTACAAGCGCGCCACCTGCTATTGCCATAGGACCGGTTACCCATTTAGTCATAGTTCCGCCTACTGCACCTATGTTGCGGCTTAATTCTTGCGCCCTATTCTGTACGCCTTGCATATTTTTTTGAAACTCTGAAGTATCAGCGCCTATTCTAACAAATAACCTAGATAATGTGTCCGACATTAAGCGGCACCCCCTCTCTTATCCTGGCCACCTAAAGCGTCGTTTAACTTTTCTACAAACTTCAGTTGGTCTTTCCAGGACTTCTGTTTTACTTCTTTTTTCTCTTGCGGCATAAAATCCTGTGGCCTATAAGCTTTCTTTTTCTTTTTGGGATTTCTAAAAACATTAGCGATTGTAGAAGCAACAACCCCAGCCCTAAAATCAGCTTCTGTTTTTTCTTTTTTTCTGATCTTATTTTCTAATCTAAATAATTCTGATAGTTCTCGCGGTGATAAAGACCAAAATTCATTTTCTGATAAGCCTAAAATTTGTCGCCCGGCCGCCCACAATTCTATCCAGCCGAGCGTTTCGTGTTTTTTCCTTTGCTTTCACCTTCAGGCATAGCTTTTTCGTAAACATCAAACAATTTTTCTGATATTTCTTCCATATTCCCAGGATTTATATGTTCCCCTACTTCTTCAATAGTGATGTTTTCATGTTCATTTAAACCAGCCCACAATAAAGCCCTAATTTCTTTCAAACCTATCTTGTCGCCTGGCTTCATGTTAGACAGATCTTTCCCTGTTTCTTCTTCAAACCTAATCATAGCGTTTAGGTTAAGTTCATATTCACATTCCATTCCGCCAATATTAAAAGTTGTTTTTGCAAACTTTCCCATAATTTATCCTCCTTTTTTTACTTATTAAGCAGGCATTTCATTATTCAAATCAGGCTCGCCTGTTAAATTCAGATCGACTGAAGCGTCTGCTTTGCTATCGTGCGGCATATCTGTATCCCAACCAGCTACATAAGCCATAAAAGACCATGTAGTTCTATTTTCGTCAGGGAATACTAACTTAAATTTACGCCTTTTTTTGTTTTTCATATCTTCTAATAACTTAACATGATTGTTAAGCGCCGGCAAAAACGATACATCAAGACTTAATTCACCTGATCTTAATATTGTTGGTAGCTGTTCTTCCCAACCGCCAGGGCTATCATGATCTGTTGTATCCTCAAAATCTACCGAGAATGAAGGGCCGCCAAAATTAACAACCTTTAATACTCTTTCATAATTCCCGTTATCTTTTTCTTTATACAAACGAGTTCCAAAAGCCCACTGTGCTTCCTGGCCTTCCTGCAAATCAGATGTTCCTACCCATGCTGTCGCTTCTTCTTCTTCAGGTGTTCCTTCAACTGTTGCAGCTATAACATCATCATCACCGAGAATAATCATTTCAATATCATCAGCGGTATAATTTTCAGCGGAATCCAATGTTAATGTAAATGTTCCGTCCAAAATTTCTGTGCCTTCTGTTGAATTAGCTTCTATAACAAGCGTATCTAAATTTTCTGTTGATTCTATTAAAAAGTTAGTATCTACTGTTGAAACTTCTATTTGTCCAAAATAAACTCTTTCCATTTTTCCTCACCTCTTAATAAGGGATTTTTATATCAAATTGCTCGCGATAAAGTTTTTCTTCATCATGATAATCAGGTCTTTCATTAGATATTTCAGCGCCTGATATTTTATAATCGCCAAAATAACCACTAAACCCGTTTAATTTTTGCCTGGCTTCTTCGATAATGTCTTGCGCGTCTTCTTTCCTTTTGGCGTAAGCGTCTAACTGAAAAAAGGCCGTATAATTACCAGCTACGCCGTCATGATCTAAAGGGTTTGATCTATCTAGTTTATTAACAACTAAATATTTATCATCAGCGCTTTGTTTAATTCTGCCTGATGAAATAGCGTTAGGTTTTTTAATGTTATTTTTTAACCATGTCATAAAGGCCCGCTGCAACATTATCTCACCGCCTCTTTTGTCATTCTGTCTAATTCGTCTTTTAATGTTTTATAAGCTTTTGGCGCTTTATTTCTTACGGCGTTTCTAAAAAAAGGGTTTGGCTCAATATATGGTGAGCCATATTCTGTAACAATACCGCCGTAATAAGCTATTGCCCTGTCTATTGCCACAATTGCAGAAGCAAAATCGTTGCCTTTTTTTAATGGTTTCTTGATCTGCGCTTCCTTCAATCTACCTGTCGGTCCTAAAGGTGCTGTCCTTTCAGCTTCTGCTCTAATAACTTCTGCTGCTTTCAGGCTGGCTTTTTCAACATCATTAGGGTTATGTGCTTTTGTCAATTTTTCAAACTTTTTCTGTAATTCATCTATTCCATCAAGCCTAACAGATATATCATTACCCATTAAATCACCTTCTTAACAATACAACGAGATTTTTCCTTCCGCCCGTTAGGGTCAAAATAACTTTCGACTTCGTATTCGTCGCCTGTTTCTATATCCTCGATAATATGATCTGCCGTTAAATCTATCCGGTAATAAATATCAATATACCCGTCAACCTCACTTTCATATTTAGCTGACCTGAATATCTGTTGTCCGCTATTAGGAACAATCTTTCCCCAGGCGAAGAAATCATGTTCGTAATCTTTATAAGGCGCTTCGGAAGCGTCTGTTCCTTCTACAAGTTTTTTAAAATTTAGCTTTTTATTTAATTCCCCTGGATTCATACCGGCACCACCCTATCAAGACCAAGCAAGGCGTCAACAGTTAACGGTATGTTAGTCGCTATAGTTCCTACCGCTACTGGGATTCTATTATCATACCAATGCGTAACAAGTAATTTAATAGCGTTTTTTACCCTGGCGGGAACTTCTGCTGCTGTTGCATAGCCGGCTGTATAAGTTATTTGTATTTTTTGCTGTTCCGCTAGATCACCAGGTATATTATGACTATTTGATCTATTTATAAAACCAAAATATCCGCTATCATCTACAATGTAATTATCGGCGGGCCATTCTTCCAGCATTCCGTCGCTTTTTTGAACTTCTATTTTTTCCAAACTCTGAAACGGTGGCCGGGGTAACTTAATAGGCAGGTTTATTTCATCAAGAATTAATTTTAGCTTTGTTGTCATATAATTTTTATTTTGTATAGTTTCGCAATATTCTGTGGCGGTATCAATATAAGCTTCGATTAATTCGTCTTCATCATCAGTTAATACCCGCAAGTGTTTTTTTGCTTCAGCTAAAGTTATCGGATAATCATTAGCTTTTTCTAATACAATTATATCCATATTATCACCCGCCTTCATTTAAAGCTTTTTCAGCCTTGATTGCTTCCTCTTTTCCCCTTTTTTTATCGCCATTTGATAGTTCATACCAGCCGCCGCCTGTATGTTTAGGGTATTCAACCATTTGTGTTTCTATATCCTGGCTCTTTACAGGGATAGCCTGGCCGTTTTCACAAAATCTTATCGCTCTTTTTTTCTCTAAATCAACAATTTCACCAGGGCTATAAGCAAAATCGCGCCCTGCTATGCTTACTTTAAACTGAATAAGCATGATTACACCACCTTTTTAGAAATAAAAAGGCCGGTTGCCCGGCCCTGATTAATTATTATTCTGTGCCTGTCTTTAATACCTGAATAGCTTCAGGAATAAGCAGGACGCCGTCTGTTCTTTGATAGGCTCTGAAGCCTACTTTGCCTTCATCAGCATATTTTTCGACTAAACGCTGCATTACCATACCGCGCCTGTCAAATATCTCATAAAAACTAAAGTCACCAAAAGCAGCAACTTCCTTTTCTGCTTCTAGTTCAGGCATAGCTGTAGACGCTTCAATAGGTGCGCCTAAAATCTGATCTGGCTCGCTAGCCTGTAAGCCTGGCTGCCATAGATAGTTATCATTACCATCTTTTAACTTTCTGACAGCGCCAATAGTAGTATCATTGAACAACCATGTTCCATTTGTTCTATAAGCACGAGGAACAGCATGATAAAGATCAATAATTTCATTTGATGTTATAGCGTCTGCGCCAGCGGCTGTTTTCCCTACTTTAGCGTCTTCCAGGAATCCGGTAGGTTTGCCTGTGCCGTTGCCGGTAATGAAACCTTCTTCTTCAAGGTTTGCAATCCTTCTTACATATCTTACCTGTATGTAATTTTCAAGATCGTAATCATTATCATACAGTAATTCTTCTGAAACTTTGATTATTGTTCCGGCTTTGTGCGCGTCAACAGTTTTCTGTTTAAACTCAATATCATCTTCTGTAAAGCTAGCGCCTTCATCTAACCAATAAGCTTTACCGGAATCGTCGCCAATAGGTATTTTTTTCTCGCTAGAAGTTGTAGATACAGTAGCAAGCTGGCGCATTACATTTGCTTCCTCTAGCTTATCAATAATTTCATCATGATACTCGGTAGGAACTATATAACCGCCTTTTGAATCGTCGCCTGTAGTCATAGCCCGTTTTTCTTCAGCGGATAAGCGAGAACGGCCTTCTCGTAAGTATTTTCTGAATATATCCCGAGTATCATTTTTCCCTTCCGGCTTTTTCTGATCTTCCATTATAGACTTTTTCTCTAGTTCCCTGGCGCGTTTTTCTGTATTAATTCTTTCTTCTAAATCATCAATATCGTTTTCCATTCTTTCAATCTTTGATTTTTCTTCTGCTTTTAAAGCGCGGCTTTCTTCATCTGCTTTGTCGATAACCTTCCTCATCTTTTTTACAATTGACGCTCTTTCTTGCATTAATTCTGTTAATTTATCCATTTAATAAGCACCTCTTTCATAGGATTTTAGTTTATATCTATATCTTTCCAATTCTGACTTTATATCGTTTTGATTGGCCTGCCTAAATTCTCTTAAAACTTCTTCTTTTGATTTAAGACCTGATTCTGATTGCGGATACCAACCTCTAGTAACCGGGCCAACATCAAATAATTCTTTAACTTTTAAAATAGTCCTCACAGGGATTTCCCCGCTATCGTCCCATCTTTCCTCTGCTACCGTAAAGCCAAAAGAACTATCATCAATATCCCCGCGGCTTAAAGATTCTATCAGATCGTTTGCATAACTAGTATCCGGCGGGTCAATCTCATAAAACAAACCTCTATCATCTTCTATTAATGTTAATGTTCCCGCCGATTTCCTTCCCAGGATATAATTATTATCATGATTGAATAAAGCGCGAACATCAGAATTTCTAATAGCGTCTTCAAAAGCGCCTGGCTGTATTTTTTCAATAAAACCCATAACTTCCGGCGCTTCACTATCTGTTATTGCAGCATAACCTATTATTTTTTTTACTTCCCCGCCTTCTTCTTTGATCTCAAAATCAGCTTTGAATTTTCTTGCTTCCATTACCATTTAATCACCTCCGTTATGCTGGACTAATTGTGCAGTTGCAGCCTTCATGTAAAGGCGCGTGCGCTTTCGGGCCGCTTGCAGAAAAACCGCCCTCTTTTTGTATGGACTGATTAGTGTTTAAAAAGTTATCGTCCATACCTACAACCTTGCCCTCCATTTCCTCACAAATCGGACAAGGGTCGCCGTCTGTTTCCCATACTAGTTTATAACCGCCACTTGTAAACACTTCCCTGGCGACTGCATTTTCTACTCTGACAGCCTGCTCTTTTGCTATCTTGCTCGCTTTTTTATCCTGCCAATCGTCAAGCCTTTCATCTACTAATTCTATTGCTTCATCTATATTATCAGCTTGATTCATTAGGGCCAATAACTGTCCCCTTGAATATCCGGCGTGCTGCTCTGATATTGTTTCAAGATAATTCTTTTTGAATTTATCAATATCAACATTATCAAGATCAATTTCTGAAGCTGCTTCTTTGCTTATAGCGTCGGCCATAGTATTTATAACGCCTGCCATTCTGTCGCGATATTCTTCCGGGAACTTATCGTTATAATAAGCAACTATCTTATCCCGGAATGTTTGTTCATTTTTCATTTCTTTATTTAATAGATCGCGAACTTTATTAACTTCTCTTTTGACTACTGCTTCAGCGGCATTTTCAATCCGCCCTTCGTATTGCTGTCTTAAACGCCGGCGGGAGTTAGCAGATCTTTTCTCTTTTTTTCTTGCCCTATTTTCGTCAAGCTGTTGCCCCAAATCATCAAGCGGCATATAATTTAACGGCACGAAAGATTTATCACCATTTTCTAAAGGATTCATATCCTCTTTTTCCCTGATCTCGTTAATAGTCATAGCGCCTATTTCAAACATTTGCTTATAATAAGCGGCGCGGCTTTCAGAATCGCCCCTTAATAAACCCTCAACAACAAATTTTATATAATTTTTGTTATTTCTGTCGCTTATAAGCTTATCATTAAGGCTCTGTTCTATTCTAACCAACCAGGGCCTTATAGTATTGACAACAAAATCAATCGACTGCTGCTCAATATTAGAGAATGTCGCCCTGTCTAAATCAGCAAGCATATGTGGCGGAACTCTGAATATCCTTGCGATTTCTTCTATCTGAAATTTTCGCGTTTCTAAAAACTGCGCGTCGTCAGGTGGTATTCCTGTTTGATGATATTTCATTCCTTCTTCTAAAACCATCAGTTTATGTGCATTACCCATACCCTGATATTTTTCTCTCATATCATTTTTATATCTATTATATGCTTTTTCACTTAACTGTGAAGGATATTCAACAATCCCGCCAGGCTGTGCGCCTTGACTGAAGAACTTTGCCCCAAACTGTTCTGCCGATAGTCCTAAACCTATCGCTTCCCGGGCCATTTTTATAACTGATTTACCTACATATCCATTAAAACCTAACCCTGGAATATGTAATATCTCTTGCTGGTCAAATATCTGCTGGCCTTTTTCCCTTGCATTATAGATATAATACAGCCGGCCATTCCTTAATTTCACCTGCATTTTTCCGGGCAACAGCGGCCATATGGATTTGATCGAGCCATCATTACCTAATTCCAGCTTCGAGTAATGATTACCCCATAGCAATAAGTGCGCCCCTAAAGTTTCACGCCAAACAAAACTTGTCATTATATCGTTTGGTTTGTTGTGTAGCAGCTTATAGAGGTAATTATTTTTAGCTTTGTTCTTTTCCCCGTTTTCTTCAGCATAAACATTAAGCGGTAAGCTTGCAATAGTTTCAGCTATAATTCTTACTGAAGCATAGACGGCAGAATGTTCCATAGCCTTTTCTTCATCAACTTTTACCCCTGAATCAGCCATAGGGTTAAACATATCAATAAGCCATTGTGCCGGACTGGATATTCCTGATTTATTTCTTTTAATCTGATCTAAAAAACCCATCAACTATCACCTCCGGCTCTTAAAAAAGTCATTAGCATTATAATAAACCCTATAACCGCCAGGCTTATCGCTGGATTTATTAACCATAAACCTGTCGCCAACATAATAAAACCAATAAAAAACAAAATGTCGTTAATATAATCTAGCACATATAACCACCACCTTTATAGAGTTCTGATTCCTCTATCTTCGTATATTGACTCGCCGTCTTGTCTTATCCAACCATCAATCGCCATTACTAAAGCTACTGTTCCGTCAATTTTTTCTTTTGATTTGCCTTTATCCGGTTTAATGTTTCCTGCCGGGTCCGTCTTTGGAACTGTATTGTCAATATTCCACCGCAAGACAGGATGATTGAAATGGTTTAGTTTTTGCTCAAGAACTAGTTTTTCTACTTCTTTCATTGGCTCGCTCATGGATTTATATCCCTGACCCATTGGCGTTATATTAATTCCTTGATCTGATAAATTCTGCGACATTTGAGTTGCGCCCCAGCGGTCATGACTTATTCTTTTTATATTATAATTTTTATAATCGTTAATAATCATCTGCTCTATTGCAGCATAATGAACTACATTACCTTCAGTAGCATTTATTAAACCTTTCCTGGCCCAAACATCATATGGAACATTATCTTGCTTTGATCTTAATTCGATATTTTCTTGAGGAACAAAAAACTCTGGTATTATTATCAAGTTATTATTAATAGGAAACAGTTTTAACCAACAAGTAAGATCAACCTTTGATGATAAGTCAAGCGCGCCATAACATACTTTGCCTTCTAGCGTTTCCAAAATTTCTTCTAAATCTTTAAGATCACCGCCAGCCGATTTATCCCATATGTCCATATCAAGCCACCGGCTGTCTGCATTAGTCCATATATTGAGCCGCTTGCATATTATTCTATTTCTTTGTGAAGGCATATGCTTTGCCTTTTTAATTCTGCTTTCAATATTCGATTTCTTAACAGAAACATTTATATTAGGATTTGCTTTTATCCAATTTTCGCTGTCCTGCCAATCATCATTATCATCTAATTCCGCTATATAAGCAAACAATTTATCGTCTTTAAAGTCAGGCTTTTTAGGATTAAGAATATCTAAACAATAATTCCTAAACTTATAACAAAAACTTTCCTGATTAAAACCAGCGGTTGTTATTGCTAATATTAACGGATTCCTACGCGAGCCTGTTCCGTCTGCTAGCACATCCCATATCCCGCTGTCCGGGTGCGCGTGCAATTCATCTATTAAAGCTATATGAACATTCTTACCATCAAGCGTATCGTAATCAGAACTTAAAGGCTCGAACTTTGAAAATGTTTGAAAATCACTTAAATTATTTTTATAAATTTCTATTTCATCAAGATAATTAGACTTCCTAACCATTCTTTTGGCTGGCTCAAATATTTCTTTTGCTTGATCTCTTGTAGTTGCGGCGGAATAAACATTAGCCCCTGGCTCATCATCATATTTCATTCCATAAATACCAACAGGCGCTAATAATGTTGACTTTCCATTCTTCCTCGCTACCTGTATATAACCCTCGTTATATTTACGCGTTCCGTCATTTCTTTTCCAGCCAAACAGACAACCTATTATAAATTCCTGCCAGCCTTCAAGAACAATAGGCTCGCCAGCCCACTCACCTCTAACGTGTGGCGTCAGCTTATAGAAATTTATCATTCTGTTTGCTGCCTGCTCATCAAAATAAATATCGTCGCGCTTCAGATCATCAAGGTGTCTTTGACAAGCCCACTTTACTTTTTGCCCTGCTACTATTTCGCCAGCAAGAACACTTTCAGCATAATCAGTTGTGGCGTGCATTAGTTTACATTCCCATTAAGAATATCCTCAACAGATTTTGATTGTTCCTGTTGGACTTCTGCTTCTATTCCTGTCCGGGCTGCTGGCGAAACACCAAACTGTTTGCACATTTGCCTGTATTTATTAAAGGCTTTATCAGCCCTAATAGCATAAGGGTGCTGTTGAATATGTCCTGATTTAAACTTAACAGCCGAGCCTTGCTTTACCATTTTTAGCAGCGCATTTATAAATTCGCCGTAGGCTATACATAACAAACCAAAACTTTCAATATCTATTTCTGTCAATAGTCCAACCCTAACCATCTTACTCGCGTTATTTTCCCAGTATTTATTCGCGTGTTCCATAATAGCTTTATCCTTATTATCATCATCATAGTTCTCTATATTTAACCATTCAGGTTTGACCGGCTCAACAATATCAGGACGGGCTTCATTATTAGGCGCGCGGTCTTTGCGAAATGTTCCTTGTAATATTTTTTTGTTTGTCGGCTTTCCTGAAGGGCCGCGTTCACCCATAATTTTAACCTCCTTTTAATAAAAACATTTTTTTATTTCCACAATTACCCCCGAGGGTAAAACCTGCCAATATATGTGTGAGCCTG